AAGATTTATTAGTAATAATATACAAATAGCCTGAGGACATAAAAATATTTATCCCCTAATGTATGAAATGTTAGGCACTTTCCCAAGTTTTTGTTTCAGTATTAAATGTACGAGTTTGTTCGCCAGAAACAGGATCAGTTGACAATGCAACATGTATCTCTTTCTTATGTGCAGCTTTATTAACAAATGACCATCCTGTACCAATAAGACTAGAAGCACTACCTAAAATCATAGTGAACGAATCTGTAGTTAATGAGCCTTTCGCGATCATCACCCCGCCAGCAATTGTCGCGAGATGTCTCAATAACCCACCGATTTCCTTCTTATACGTAGTAATAACAGTTATAACCTTCTTCATGTATAATTATTTATTCTATAGAAAACAATTAAATACTTATGAGTAAAGAAAAAATCTTAAGCTGTTTCGACTTCATGTTGAGGAACCGATACCATTTCAGCTAGGCCGGGAATTTCGCAGGCACCTCCACCACAAGCAATAGTCTCTTGTACTTCAGTAGTATCTTCCTTTTCTTTAAAAGACTTATAATTTACAGATTTAAATTTCTCAATAATAGTATTCCAACGCTCTTCATCTTTTTCGTCAACTATAGCCTCTAATGGAGCTTGTTGATATAATTTATCTCCTGTTTTAGGTAATAAAGATACAGCACCGAAATACTTTTTATTTTCATATAAAAATTTAAACACCCTATCCCATTCATCTTCCTTAACAACAGCTGTACAACTAACGTTATGCTCAACAGGATTTGTATTCACTTCTGTAGTACCTGGTATTACCCAATTTTGCTGAGTAGACTTAATCCACTTTAAGTGCTGTAGCGCTGTAAGGTCATCTTTAATCATAGCATGATCAGAAACCTCAATAGGAAATGTAACTACATCATCAGTCTTATTTGCTGACCACACACTCTCCTCACACATGTGTGGATTGCTTTTCTTAAAGTGTCTATAAATAGGATCAAGTTTATTACATTGAATACGTCTAAAGTACTTTTTACTATGATGAGGATGAATTCCGGAAGAACTACCTAATACTAAGGATGATGTACCTTCAGGCTTAATACAAGTAATCCTAGCAGCTTGATTAATGTTTAATTTCTTTGCCCAAGATTTATTAATTTTAACAGCATGCTCAGCACCTTCCTTCTGATAGTCAGGGTTTAATAGAATTCTAGGGTTATCCATCATTCCAGTAATAGATACACCTAGTAAGGCTTCTCCTTCAGTTAATTGCTTAGACGCAGGTCTGAGGTATTTAAAATCAGAATATGCAGCTTGTAAGGTACCAATAATAGTAGCAGCCTTTACTGCATCTAAAAACTTAGCTTTAGTATCAATCTTAGCTCCATTAATAGATGTTAAATTACAAAACTGAACACCACATACACCGTCTTCTGTAACTGGAACAAACCCTATCTCAAAGCATGGGTTATATAATTGCCATGGATGGTTACCAAAAACAAAACCAGGTTCTCCAAACTGTTTAGTCTTATTAAGAATGTCTGTAAACTCTTCAAATGTAGTTTCATTTCTTAATAACAAAACACTATTATTACTTCGTGCGCGTTGAGGTTCAATATGAATCCAACTTATACGTTTATTTTTAACTACATCTTTATACTCATATTCACTCAACTCTACCTCATACTTCTTTTTATTAACAGTAATCTTACCTACATATAAATTTGTCTCATCATCATGATAAAATTTAGTGTGCCTGGAAACTTCAAAAAATGTCTTTGCATTCATCATGGCTTCATCATCTTTATCAAAAACAAGAGATGTAGCAGAACGACGAATACCACCAGACAGTACAGCATCGGCACAATGCATTAAAATGTCATATGCGTTAATTGGCTTTATTCTAGTTTGTTGTTGCTGTTCGATCATATAATCAAACAACTCCTTAACCTTAACATGACACTGCTTTAACCCCTCATACCCAGGTGCCTTACCACCTGCCGTGCTGAGCGGAGCTCCTTTAGGTCTTATCTTACTAAAATCAAAAACAATCTTACGACCAGAAAAAGCAGTGTTACGAAAATATGAATTCAATAACGCTTCAATAGAATCAGACCAGCCCTCGATGCTATCTTCTACAACATATGTTACTACAGTACCGGTCTTATCCTTTGATGTCACAAGATCAGGGAACCTATCAATAAAGTGTTTTGATACTCCAATACCAACTCCACAACCACATAGTAGTAAATAAAATATTTCTGCAAAAGATCTAATACTATCCACGTGACGTACAGCACAATTGTATATACGAGCGTTATGAGCTAATACAGCCTTGCCACCGAACTGCATTGATCTCATTGATGGAACAATGTGTTTATCCTTTACTTGTTGAAATGCCCACTTAATCGTATCTATATCTTCATGAGGCAAATTCTTTTTAAATTGATCAACATGCATCTTTGAGACTCTATTTATACATTCATCCCATGTCTCTCTTCTATTCAGATTTTGATTAAATCTCGCGTACTTACTCGTAAAGGTGAAAGTAGATATTTCGTCTAGATAATTAATGTCTTGTGGCATTGATATATTTATTTATGCTTGATTTAACGGTTTAATAGGTCATCGCTCAGCAAGCATATCGACCATAAATATAACGAAAAAATTTAAAATTCAACTTATCGTTTAACTGTGGCTTGGCCAAAATAAAATCCAACAATAGCAGTAAGCGCTTGTCTAATTTCAGGTACTAATAAGTATCCTTCTATCTCAATAAACACAGGCTCTGTTCTAGTACCCAACAAGCCCCAGAGGATCTTCTTAGTAATTATTTCTTCTACAACAATAGGATGATTCATAAACGTAGTAATAAAGGGAGCAAGAATAACTCCAAACAATACACTCACAACAATTAACCGCCGAACCCATTTACCAGCTTCAATCGGTACTCTTTTTACAGCATTATTAGCCGACTCTTCAACAAACTGTTTTTCTTTCATAAACATCTCAAAGCGCTTCTGCTCGTTTTCAGCTCGCTTTGCGACAAGTTTAAAAAAGAAGCCTACTAAGGACCCACCAGCCATTGTTAATATTTCTGCAGGTATCATATAAGTATTTAATGAAAAAGACGCCCGTAGGCGCCTTTATTAATAGAGGTAGCTCTGGATACTCTATTTCATTGATTGAACAATCTCTTTACAATGACGAGCATGTTCAATCTCTTCTACTAATTTTCGGGCCTCAAGAACAAGATCTGGATGCTCTCCAATAGCTACTGGATTTTGTATATAATTAGCTAAGTTAGCTGTAGCCTTTTGCTCTTCTCCGGTGAATATACTCTCAAGAGCAACAAGAATATCGGTACCTACTGATGATTGATTTGCGATCATTAATCTAAAAATCCTTTTCTTTTATCATATACTAAACGGTCATATGACTTTACATTTAAACTCTTATTTTTATCTGTATACACCTTTTCAATATCTTCTTCATATTTAATATGGCGCATACCCTCTTTGTGAGCTAATCGAGAGTCTGTACTTTCTGAGATGTGTTCAAACTCTCTCTTCTCGTTCGTGTATATATCCTTGACAAGGAATTTATATGCCGTCATGACGTAAATAGTAGCTTATCATCTTTTAATTTGCAAGTAATTTTTTCTAGCTTTTCTCTCTTTCGTATTATCATTGACGCGACCTCTATTTCAATATTTTTCTCAAAGAACCTTCTCAAGAACCTTGCACCATACTTTCGACTATATCCTTGAGAGGCAATGTGTTCTCGGGCGTCCGGATTTAAGACAAACTTTATCTTATTACTTTCTTCTAGCTTTGCTGAGAATTTTTTTGTTTCGATATCGACTAAGCTATATATATCGTCTTTAACTAAATGCTCAAATCTAATAATCTCGTCTAGTCTATTTAAAAACTCTGGTTTAAAAAATTTCTGACAAGCATTTTCTAGATCTATAGAACTTATCGCTGTACCACCAAATCCAATAGAATCCTTATCAAATAATTGAGAGCCAATATTACTTGTAAATACAATAATACAATTTTTAAAATTAATCTTACGACCTACACTATCAGTTAACTCTCCTTTATCTAAAACCTGTAAAAATATATTAATAACATCTGGATGAGCCTTTTCAATTTCATCTAATAAAAGTAAACTATATGGATTAGTTTTAATAAAATCACAAAGTATTGATCTATCACCATACCCCACATAGCCAGGAGGAGAGCCTATAAGTTTACTAACTGAATGCGGCTCCATAAACTCAGACATATCTATTTTTAGAAAGTTCTGCTTATTATAAAAGAAATGATCAGCTACTAGTTCACATAAATACGTTTTACCTACACCTGTAGGACCAATAAACAAAAATGAACCTAATGGTCGCAATGGGTCTTGTAAGCCTGTTTTTACTCTCTTAAAATGATAAAGAATAGAATTAATAGCTTTATTCTGAGAAACATACTTCTCTTTTAAAGAGGTAGAGACTGCTCTTAGATCAGGTAGACTACCACCATTTATATCTGTAACAGGAATCCCAGTTTTATTGCTTAAAATATTTTTAACTATGTCGCTATTAATAATTTTATTAAATTCATCTTCTTTACTAGTTGCTAAATCTCTCTTTAATTTATTAGATAGTGTTGTTTCTCTTTTCTTAAGACGTAACCCTTCCTCAAATTTAAAACCCTCCACACATGAAATTTTCTGTTTTCGTACATCTTCGAGCTTTTGTTGTAACTTAATTAATGTTTCTGATGTATTACCGGATTGATTTTTAATAAATGATCCGCACTCATCTAGTAAATCTAATGCACTAGATGGTTGACTTCTGTCTGTAATATATCTACTAGACAGTTTTACTATGTCTGGTATTATAGTATCCTGATATTTAACATCATGAAATTTTTCATAGAAAGGTATCATTTTACGAAGGATGCCATTTGTCTCGTCTATACTAGTCTGCTTAACAACAATGTTTTCAAAATTAGAACTAATAGTAGTAATGTCGTTTATATATTTTTTGTAATCATCTGCTGTACATGTTCCTATAAAGTTAATATCATCACTACTAAACAGCTCACTAAAATATTCTTCAATATTAGATGTACCATCTATGCGAGTAATGAGAGCAATATCATTAATAAACAAAATAACATCATTATGCTTTTTTAAATAGTCTTGAAGTATGTCAATACGAGCCTCAAAGTCTCCTCTAAACTTTGTACCGCTAATTAATGTTTTAAGCTTAAGTTCTAATATTCTTTTATTTTGTAAATGTAACGGAGTTAGTTTCTTAGTTATCCTTCTTGCTAATTCATAAACTACAGACCTCTTACCTACTCCTGGTTCGCCTGTTATAATAATATTAGTATTATGTTTTTTACCTAATATTAAATATATCTTCTCGAACTCTGCATCTCTTGAAAATGTACTCTGTAATTCGTTTGTTGCAGCTTGATGAGTTAAGTCTATAAAATACGACTCTAAGCTCTCTGGTAAATTAGAATAAGTCTTAACACTTGTTTCAATGTCTCCTAATTCCTGCTGTATTGCGTTCTTAACATTGTCAAAGTTTAAACCATACTCGAGTAATATAGAAGTCGCGACGCCATCATTTTCGTACAACAAAGACAAAAACAAATGAATAACACCGACAGTTTGTTTATTAAGTTTTTCAGCTAAATTCTTTGCAAAGTCAATTATACGAAAAACTCTAGGAGTAAAATTAGGAGACTTACCTGGTTTAAATAATTTGTTATTTTCTTCTATATTAAGAATACTAATTACTACATCCTTGAGATTAGTAGAATCTACTTTTAATGTATTAAATGTCTGCTCTAAGAAAGAGTCTTCACAATCAATTAATCCAAGTAGTAAATGCTCAGTGCCAGTATACCTACACTTAAACTCTTCTGCATAATTTTTAGATAAAGCAAGTGCCGATTGAGCACTAGTACTGAACTTCATACTAATATTTATTGAGTAACCTATTGACCTCTACTTAGTTATACAACAATGACGAAAATGTCCCAGTGCTTCCTGTTGTTAGTACTTGTGAAAATGAAACAGTACTCGCTACAATCTCACCAACGTCTCCACCTACTCTTATCCCCCAATCAGCACTTACTGTTTCAAATGATGAACTTGGTGTCCAGCTACCAATAATAGGTACAGTTTCAGAATCTGAGTCTCCAGCGAGTCCTAAACTACCTCCAGACAATCCGGTCATGGCAGGATACTCAGTAATATCAACAGTGTTAGGGGCCACGAGAGCAACAGTAGGATACCCACCCGCTCCGGTGTTAAAACCTCCTGCGGCTCCTCCTGCAATTAAGCTCCCGGCTGATCCATTTTGTAAATATATATCTGCATAATCACTATGCTGAGTGTACACTGTTGTTTCGGTAACTCCAGTATCTGACTCTATTTCTGTAGTTACTGAACTTACAGCAGCAAGACCATATGTCCCGACGTTTTCTGTATGAATACCTTGCCCGCCACCACCACCACAACCACCAGATAAATACTGAACATTTCCCATAATACTAGCACTCAACCCCAATATGCCTCCTGCGCCACCACCAGCACCTCCATATACTATACCAGAATTATTAACTGATATAGTATTAAAATATGTACCCATAGCATTATTACCGATAGCAGGGCCTCCTTCTCGTCCAGAATGTTCAGACGCGCTTATATCTCCAGTATCAGTAAAGTCTGTTCCGGAGTCCCACACATAACCATGGCCGCCTCGACCAGCCTTACCCACCAAAGCAGCGGTATCTTCCACTATAACATTAAGTTGATTTACACCATATACTAAATCATGATCTGGTATAAACTGTACTGCAGCAGACACAGTAGAAACAGAAAATACTGATAATGGATTATTAATAGTAAGGTTTACATTATATGGATTTGTTGCTGAGAATGTTGAAAATGCAGTAGTGTTAGTATCTGCAGTGCTCGCGGACAACGACTCCCATATGTTAACACAACTTAATAACTCATTACTTGTACCATCGGCACGATAAGTTGCTGATATAGAAGAGAGAAATAAATTAGTAGTTTTAAACTCTGGACCAATTATAATTGTTTCTTTATAGACGTCTATTATACAATCATCTGACGGGTTGTGAATTTGTACTTCAAAGCTTCGAACAGGTGTCTCTGATAAGGTATTTATAGCGCTAATATCAAATACTACAGACGTAGTATCATCGGTAAAAAATACAGTATTGGTACTTTCAATTTTTTCCGCAAAACGTTGTTGAGCGTTACCAGTTGCCAAAAAATCTGCATATCTATCATTAACAACATTTTTAGTATTACTACCAGATAATGTCGGGGTATACCGGTCTGATGCTTCTGGAGAAATTTGTATGTTTACAGATGATTCAATATTTTCATCCGGACGGGCAGTTGGATCAGCTGTGACATGTCTTGTTATACCAACTCGGCCTTTTGATCCTTCACTAATAGAAAGAGTTGTAGCGGACATACTAATAGTATACATAGCACCTATACCTGTTATAGTCCCTGTTACAGTAGAAAGATTAGGATCTATAACACAGTTTGTATGTTCTTCTATTATAAGATTAAACGTTTTGTCAGGTCCTGTAAAAAACGGTAATGTGTCAATGATAATGTTTTTTACTGTTTCATCCTTATTAAACGCAGCTATACTCTTATCATCAGAACTAATAAATGTTATATCATCCTCTGTAATTGTTGTAGTAGTATCTAATGTTGTATAATATTTAAAACTACAACTTGGAAGAGCAGTCAAAACATTTGTTCTAGTAACAGTAAATGTAAAAAAGTCACCAGCCGAGACTTTCGGAGCTGCACAGGTTAGTGTTAATACATTAGGAAAGCTTTCAGTATTAGCTGGTAGTCTAATCGCAATTTCATCTGGCGGATTATTGTTAAGCGGCTCTTCCTTAATTAAATCAAATAGGCTTTCTTGCTGAGAGTATAATAGTTTTAAAGGTCTATTAATAACATCAGCTAGGAGTGGCTCATTAACACCTATATATCCC